GATACTAATTTTTGTAAATTAACTTTTGGTTCAGGATTTTCCGATGAACAATACTTACAACAATATACAAATGACCAGTACGTATTACAAATATCTAATTTTTTTAATAGTGTTGCGTTAGGTGAAATACCTAAACCTGGAACAACAATGTTTGTTAGATATCGAGTTGGTGGTGGAACTTCTGCTAACATAGGTGCTAATGTTATTGGTAGTGTTGGTTTTGTTGACATGGTTGTTAACGGACCAAATCAATCTATAAATCAAACTGTTAGAACATCATTAAGAGTTAACAATCCGGTACCAGCTTTTGGGGGTGGAAATGAACCAACATTAGACGAAATTAGATGGATGACAAAATATAATTTTGCATCACAAAATAGAGCGGTAACTATAAAAGATTATATCGCAACAATATTTAAAATGCCAGGTCAGTTTGGCGTACCTTTTAGAATGCAAGTTTCAGAAACACAAAATAAAGTAGACTTTGCTATATTAGGTTTAGATGCAGCAGGAAAATTAAGTAACTCATCCACAAACTCATTAAAAGAAAATATGGCTACTTATTTAGCTGAATATAGAATGATTAATGACTATGTTAATGTTAGAGACGGTAAAATAATAAATTTAGGATTTGAAATAGATTTATTTGTCGATAAAGCCTACAATTCAGGAGAAATTATTAACAATACGATAAATACTGTTAGAGATTATTTTAATGTTAATAAATGGGAAATGGGCCAAAATGTATACATGGCACAGTTAATAGAATCTATAAATAATGTCGCTGGCGTTTTAAACGTAATTGATGTTAAAGTATTTAACAAAGTTGGTGGTAATTATTCTTTGAATAGAACTTCACAAGCTTATATCAGTAATGAAACTAAACAAATAAATTTAACAACCGATTTTGCTTTGTTTAATGAATACGACTCAATGTTTGAAATAAAATCCCCACAATCAGATATTAAAGTAAGGGTTAAATCTTAATGGAAAGTAATAACATTACAAATCTAATAGGTAGTAAAAGATTCAAGTTAGCTCAAAACGCTAATACTAATATTGAATTAGGTTTAGAAGGAAAAACAAAGCCTTTAACCGAATACGATATTATAGATATTGTAAATTCTTATGACCTTTTTTTACAAGAAAGAGATACCATTAAAAAATATAGATTTAATGGCAGGTTTAATATTTTTGTAAATGGAGAGGTAGCACCAAATTCGTCATTTTATTCACCAACAACAGGAAAATTTGATGATGTGGCTTGGAGTCCCATGTTTTTTGGACCCCAAAAAGACATACCCCAAAATTGGGTTATGCAAATTGTTTATCCAGCAATATCTGATCCAGATTTTAATATTAATAAAAAACTTTATACAGGTGGTATAACTAGTATGCCTACTGTTACAGGTAATATAAATAGTAAGGCATTTAGAGGTTTACAATATGAAACTTTATTTGTTATACCATCGAGTAATAACCCAAGCAGTTATAATTTAAGTATAAAAGGTGTACAAAAACATAAATTACAAGTTGGTGATTATATATACTTATACAACAATGTAAATTACAACATATATCAAGGTATTCATGAAGTTTCTTCTTTGGGTATAAATTCACAAAATAATGAAACTGATTTGACTTTAAGTACTGTTGTTAATACAACACTTAATTCTGGTTTATTTCCGGCAGGTAATTTTGTTAGAATTGTAGGACCTTCTTTTAATGATATTACTTTTAACTCAGCGATTAGTTTTAACACCGCTACGGCCACAGATATAAGTGGCGGTACAACAGGTGCTTTTGGACCCAACGAACCAATTTTTACTACAGTAACGACACTTCAACCACATAATTTATTAGTTAATAATTTTGTTGACATTAGAAGAAATGACGTTAGTACGTTAAACGGTGTGTTTAGAGTTTATTATATTGTTAGCCCAACAAAATTTGTTATTAGAACAAATCCTTCGGCTAATGCTCTAACTAAAGGTAATGTTGTAAACTTTGCTAACCCGTTACCAAAATGGAGAAAATTAGACGGAACACCTTCAGAATATTATGTAAGAAAATTTGAAGTGTTAACAACAAATAGTTATAGTGTAAACCCGTGTGCTTTTAGTTCTTCGATTTACCAAGACGTAAGTTTAATAAATACGGGATTAGCAAATGATACGTGGTTATTTCAATTTAATCAAGACGTTGATTTAAAAAATCTTAAATCAAATAGAAACGGTGAGATATCAGAAGTTTATTATACTACAATAAAAAGGGCTGGAAAACAACCAATTTTTTCTGGCGACTCTTGGTCAAATGTTAATGCCGATTGGGAGTTTAATAATAAAACTTTAACGACGGCAAATGGGATTGAATTTGTATCGATTTATAATCCTTCTGGTTTAGGTTCAATAGAAAAACTTTCAGCTAGAACTGAAACTATAGGTTTTAATGGTAATTTAAGGACAACACCAGGTAGTTTGTATGTTGGTGATTTTTGTGAATTTAATTCTTTAGAACTTAAAGAAAAAACAATAGCTGAAATTATTAATAGGTTTACCATCAATTCAAACCCAAACGGTGAAGGTTATTACTATAAACCTTTTCGTAAATTAGAATTAAGAAAATATTCAGACACAATTGAAACAGCAGAATCAATAGACTCTACAATAAATGTACCAACTAACTATGTTACATATGCTGATAACACAATAGCTTGGCGAGATTTATTACCTATAGGTTATTTTGAAAATTTAAATAACGGTGTTGATTACCCTTTTTTAAACGGGGCACATTATTTTTATTTTAATAATAATTTTTACGTTAGAAGACAAATACCTGATCAAAATGTCCTAATTACTTTAAACCGTAATAATTTAAATACAGAAGTTAAATGTTAATAAAGTACCAAATAAGAAATAATTTTATTACTAACACTGGTAATACACAAGTTTACGTATCTGGTGCAACAGGCCCAGTTGTTTTTAGTAACATTACACCACCTAGTGATTCTTATAAATCTTTTAATATACCAATTAACATGGAGTTTTACCCTATAGATTATGGGGAAGATGTTAATGATATTGTTTTAGAAGAAAGAAAAAAAGCTATAAATCCTGTATTTGATGGTGAAACAATAAAATATACCTATAATAATCTTACAGCTAATAATAATGCCGGTCTTGTAATTAGGTTTAATTTTTATAATGGTTTAACTAATACTTACGGGGTTTCTTATCAAAACGCCAATGTCAATACTACAAACCCAATTGGGTTTACTAATTTTGAAATATTTAAAAACTTAAATGTATTTAAAAAAAGTTTTTTTAGATTATATTTTTACGATAGTAATAGTGGTGATACTAGTAATTTATTATTTACTGAAGACATTAGTGCTTATAATAGTGAAATGCCACAATTTTCTTTTAACGAACTTTATTGGTTAAGAAATGACAGTGTTTTTCAAAATAGTAATTTAAATAAAACAATTTACATGGATGCTAGATTTTTTAATGCTAAAACTGGTAACATACAAAAATTTGTCAATTTACCAATTAACGCACCACAAACACCAGTAACTATACAAAATTATAGTAACCCTATTAATAGAGGGTGGAGAACTAGTGCTATAACAATAACAAACCCAAAATTAAATAACGGTAAATATAATTTTAATCCTTTAGTACCATTTGGCGCTAACACAACTTCGGTAATAACAATGACAGAACTTATAATGGTATAATGGAAATTTACAAAAGAAAAGTTGGATACGAGGATTACGGCAAAACACCAAATTTAATTGTTACCGCAACAACTTTGTATTTTCCATTTTTTTTAAAACAAAATTTTGAAGATATAGGTTTATATACTGACACTAAAAATCCTATTGAAGAAACTAACAAAATTTTTAACGGTAATTGGAATCAAATAACAAACGCGGGTGGACCGGTTGGTAATGTTTTAGGAAGATTACCACAACAAATAGTGGCACCAGAAAGTAATACTTTTAATACAACACCTATTGACACAAACGGAGTTACTTTTGGTACAGACGGACAAGTAACTAGCCAAGGTAGGTTTTCAAACCCAAACACCTCTACAACTAATTCATTACGTTTAGGTGCTAATAGTAACACTTATTTAAATAATTGTAATGTTACTTTTTACTCAACACCGATAACAAGTTTTGGTGCCAATGACGGTTCATTATCTATAGTAATAGATGGTTGTCCTGGCCCACAAACTGTTGAATGGAATGGTCCTGATAATTTTACAGCAACAGGTCTTGTTGCGGGTAGAAATAATTTGGCCGCAGGAAATTATATTGCTAAAATATATGATTTTAACAATAATATAACTTTTAAGTCTTACGTATTAGAACAACCACAAAGTTTATACTTAGGATTAACTGTAACAAATTCGCAAAGTAATGTTACTTATTACGGTGGTAATAATGGTTCAGCTAGTGTAATAGCTGATGGTGGTTTATCACCTTATACTTATTTATGGTATTCTGGAACACCTACAAATGTTTTAGGTACAGAATCTAGTATTAATAATTTAAATGCCGGTAGATACAATATTAGAATACAAGATTCTAATGGAACTATAGTCTCAAGTCTTTTTAGAATCACACAACCGTTACCTGTTTCTGGTTATGTTGTTACAACAACTAATGTTAATTGTAATGCTAATAATGACGCATCAATAGTAGTTACAGCTACTGACGGTGTTCACCCTACTGGTTATATATTTGAATTAACAGGACCAATATCTAAAGTTATTAGTGGTACAACATCTAGTATAGTAACTTTTGATAATTTAATAGTTGGTAACTATACTATAAAAATATATGACAATGTTGGTAGTGTAACTTTACCTGTTACAACAATAACACAACCTGAAGTTGTTATTACAAATGCTACAGTGACTTCTCCTATTGTATTAGGATATTATTCTGTAGGTGCTAATGGAACTGGAGGCACAATCAATATTAACCCATATGGAGGTAATCCACCTTATTTTATTACAATAAGTAAAAATGGATTTATTTTTGGTACTACCAGTATTAACCCTTATGTATTACAAGGTTTAGGTGCGGGTACATATGAAATTAGTAGCGTAGATTCTGTTAATTGTTTAGGTACTACAGATACACTAGTACTTAAACAAAGACCTATTTTAACGGTTAGTGCTGATACAATAAATACTGTTAATGGTTATGACATCACATGTAATGGTGGTACAACAGGAGTTACTTATAACACATATTACATAACCGGAACTACCACACACCCTATACCAACACCTACGATTAGTTACTATGTGGATAATGTTTTAGATGCGACTATAACAGGTTTAACAACACAACATACTTTTACAGGTTTAACTGCGGGAGACCATAACGTATTAATTACTGATGGTTTTGCTACGTTCAACCAAACGTTTACTTTAATACAACCACCAGAAATTTTATTAAGTTTTGGAGAAATTGTAAACCCTGTAGTTGTTTGTTCGGCTTGTACAACAAGTTGTAAACAATCTATAGTACAAATCAATGGAGGTGTATCACCATACACAATTCAATGGAGTGGTGATGGTGATACTAGTACTTCTATAACATCTAACCCACACTGTACTGATACACCAGTAACAATTTCTGTTACAGTAACAGACAGTAATGGATGTAGTAAAACTCAATCAATAACATTATCATGATAACAGGATTTACTTCAAATAAACTAGACTTAGTTAAAACATACAACCCCAACAACCCGTTTCAAGTTGGTGTTAACGGTGTTACTTCAGTATCTACCAATAATGTTAGTTATACTATTGGTAATATAAATTATTCTACAGAATTAAGTGGTAATTTTTTAACCACTTTTAATACTAACGCTACAGGTTATGATTTTAACCCGTACATTATTTTTCCAAATAGACAAAATACTTTTGATATAAAAGAAGAGGCTAAAATGGGATTAGTTTTCCCACCAAAAGTTATTAACGAGCTATTTATAGAAAGACAAAGTACCGCTGTTTTTGAAAGACATTCTAGACTTTCAGGAATAAAAAATTTTGGTGAATTAGAAAATTATAGAAACGGATATTATAATATTGTACAAAATAGTTAAAAATGGCAACAGGAAATTATGGTGTAGTTAGACCAGCAACAGTAACAACAGATGATATGGAGATATTTTATACATATGCTCCATCAAGGGATATAGCTCCGACAATACCACTAAGACAGTTGGTACCAGCTCAAGTTATATCAAGATTTAATCACCCAACACCTAATACTAATGGTGTACCGTTATTTGATGGTCTTTATAATTTACAATTACCGGCAGCTAATTTTTCAGCAAAAGGGATTTATAATGTAGTTATAAAACCTAGAGAAATTAGAACAACAATAACAGATTGTGGTGTATTAGCAGCATTCCCTGATATTAAAGGCATTGTGTTAGATATTAACACACTTGGGCTACAAGACGCTTCAAGATTAATAGGTTATAGGGTTGAGTATTATGATGCGGCAGGACAAAAAATACCTAATTTTTTTAGAGTTATAACATCAGCTAATAGAACTGAAGCTGTTAACGCTAATTTAAATAATACCACACAAAAATCAGTTAGATATCGTTTTAATGAAACTTCTAATTTAGTTTTTTGTACCTTAACACCAAGTTCAGCACCTAATGTAAAACCTAACCAGTTCCCTGATATTGGTACGCCAGGTCAAGCAATTTCTATTTCAAACACTTTTTTTAACCCAATATTGTTAGAATTAGATATGGTAGAATACGATATTGAAACATTAGCATACGGTATATTTGGAAATCAAACCAAGTCAATTAATGATGGTAAATACACAATTTATGACTTTGGGAATAATATTTATAAACAGTATAATTTATACGAAATACAAGACCAATTTACTGGTGAACCTCTTTATGAAGTTCGTCAGTTAGTAAATAATATTGACTTCACAAAAGATTTCAATACAATAACTAACGTTCCTACAGCTTAATGGCAAACGTTAAAGTAGTACCTCGTTCATTAACAGAGGCGTATAAAAGAAGAGAAGGTGATTTTTCACCTAATTTAGTTGGACTCCAATTTACAGATGGGGTCTCTCTTTTTACTTTCGGTAATTTTCAAGTAACAACTAATTTACAAACAACAGTTGCTAAAGATTTTGTTTTAGGTGGACAGTGGTCTGAATATTATTCATTAGATAATTTAAATATAACTGAATCCGAATCTTTAGAACTTCAATCAAATGAAATTTTTATAAGATTAAACTTTAATATTTACGATGTTAGTAGATACGCTTATTTTGGTAGTTTTTATGAATTAACAAGAGTTTCAATTGAACAGATAATTCAAAAATGGAAAGGTTCTTTATACCTTAATCCACAAATAACCAATACAGCTTTTAACACAGTACTTTCTTTTTCTTACAGTGCCGGAACTAATACAGCAAAATTTTTAATACCAACTAGTGTAATTCAAAATCCGTATCAATTAATATATGAAACTAATGATGATATAGATTTAGGTAGTATACCTTCTTCAGAAATTTATAATTTAAACAGAGATTACGCTAAATATATTGTATGGAATGATCAAAAGGAATTTAATGTTATTGATTACGAAGGTTCAACTAGTACATATCCATATGTTACAATTTATACTAGTGGTAACCCTTTTCCTAGTTTAACAGGTTCTACTTTTGGACAATTTGTTTATCATATAAGACCTAATAAAACTGAAGTTGAATTATTTTTTAATTCACTTACTGATTTTGAAAGAATATTATTAAATAGATTAACGTCACCAGCTTACACTTCTTATTATACCGTACCAGAAAGTTATGATGGTAATGTGTTTTTTAATGAAAAATATTTTACATGGCCTACAACAGACGGGTTTAATTTAGATAACAGTGGTAGAGATTACGGTTCTTTTATTACTGGTATACTTGAAATGGCAACAAATTTTGATTTGAACAAAACAGATTTGGTTGCTAGAAAATTTGTTGCAGAATCTATAATAGAATATGATACTAACGGTGGTGGTGACCCAGTATACGGTAAAAAAGTTAATAAACTTTTAAGAATTTATGGCAGAGAGTTTGACGAAATTAAAAAATACATAGATGGTATTTCTTTTGCTAATGTAGTAACTTACGATAAATTAGATAACACTTCTGATGAATTAATAAAAGTTATTGCAAAAAATTTAGGTTTTGATGTATTACTTACATTAACCACTGATAATTTTAATTTATTAGAACAAATACAACCTTCTTTTGTCACACCTTTTAGTGGTTATTCTAGAAGTTTAAGTGCAAAAGAATTAGATATTGAATTATGGAGAAGATTAGTTATAAATGCTTGGTGGTTATTTAGATCCAAAGGTACTAGAAAAGTAATAGAATTCTTTTTTAGTTTATTTAAAATACCTCAGTGTATGATTAGTCTAGATGAATATGTTTATTTAGCTGAAAATAGATTAGACACTATAGATGTATATAATCAAATTACTAATATACTTGGTTCAGACACACAACTATCACTTTACCCTATAGATGATTACGGATTCCCAAGAGTTCTACCTGAAACACCGGACAATTATTTCCAAAATGGAGGC